CCGTCACCAAGATTGCCGACATAATACAAAGTAAAATCTTCAGGATATTTTTTAATAAGCATTTTATCATCGTTAACTATACCCTCAAAAGCTCGCAGAGCAAGCATATCATTGTGGTAAACCTGCGGAGGGCTGAACTGTTCAGCCTTGGAATCATAAATGGAATAAAGTCTCAGCGGAACCATCTCCTTTTCTAAGTGCAACTAAATACCTGCGAATCATAAGATATAACGTAGCTGATATAACATAATAGTCATTATCAAGGCGAATAACTTTAGAATCATCAGGTTTAAGACGGTAAGCGGCATATTTACTTCCACGAAAAGAATAATAAAAAGGAATATTACGCTTACAACAGAAATTACTAACAGCTCTAAACTCACTAATAAGCATCACCTCATTTCCGACTTAATGATAACACAGTCACAATACCTTGTCAAGTTTTCTGCCAAGAAAATGCTTATACTTACCTTCCTGAACGCGGCAGCGGTCAATCAATCGCTCGAAAGTATTGTTCTCCAGGTTATGCAGCATCTTCTCAATACGGTTATTGCGAATAAACTCCATCCAGTGAGGATGCGTTTCATCGAATTTCTTATCGTAATAACGAGGAGGACGCATCTTTCTGCCGTTAATAACAACATAATCGTTAGCATAACACTCTTCACCATGCTCTTCAAGCCATTTTCCGCCTATGCCGGGACGATTGGATGCAAGCATAAACTCAGGCGTACGGCCTTTATAGTGAGCAGCAGCTTTACTGCCAGTCTGCTTTTTAACTATGTAACGGGCGACATAGGCAGCAGCGTCAAAACTAAACTCGCCAATAAGATGCATACCGTATTTCCAGACCTTCGCAAAACGAGAAGAAGTATAAGTATTATAACCGTCTGTACGGAACCGAAAAATTTTGTCATCAAAATCAATATTAAACAATATGTAATGATAATGGGGACGATCATGAAGCTCACCGTACTCACCACAGCCGAGGAAACGAATACCGCTGCCATACTCACGACGAAGATTCTTCATAAAAGTCTGATGAAATTTCTTGCTTAAGCTTTTGTCACGTGGCAAATGATAATCATCAAAAGTGCAAGTAACGAAATAAGCAGAAGACGAAGAACGGGCTTCGTGAACAGCACGGACAGCCCATTGTCTACTATTTTCGAGACGACAACCGATGCATTGTTTACAAGAACAACGAATGAAATGGCTATCGCCAGCAAGCTCAGGGTGAGAGGCAAGGCTACCGTAAAAACTATAATGCTGCTTTCCATTTTTCGTGATCGCTCCTTCGACTGGGTACATAAGAATAGGATTATAACAAACCATATTAATCACCTGTACCGATTGTATCAGGACTAAGTCAGAATGTCAAATCCTAAATCCACCTCGTCCTACTCTTTTGAAATTTCTACGACGAGATCTGGAGGTACGCCGGAAAAGACGGCGAGAACCTCGTTTAGATAAGCGACATCGCCTCATTTAGCATCCCTCCAAGAACCGAAAAAACGGCTAGTTTTTTTAGAATCATTCTTATTAGCAACTGGCTCAACAAGCTGCGCAACATCGGTTTGAAAATCCGAGGCAACTTTTTTAGCAGTAACAGTATTCGAAGAAGCTCTACCTTTAAGAGCTTCAATTAGATCCACAACTTCCTGAATAAAGGGAACAACAACAGAAACAATAAAAGTTAAAATCATAGTAGTTTTATTAGACATAAAAGCTATCTCCTTCCAAAATAGCGACCTCCGAGGAAGCCTATAACATTTTTGACAGTAGAACCAACACCGCTAACTAAAGACCTAGGAGCACCTGTAAGACTTTCAAGATTTTTATAGAAATCACGTTCCATACCTGCCATTTCAGTTTGGATATTATCAAAAGCAGCGGCAGAATTAGCACGATTAGAAGCAGCAATGTTGTTCAAAGCGCCAGAACTAAGGTAAGCACCCTGAAGACGAAGGTTTTCAAGCTCCAAATTCATCTTTTCAAGCTCATAAGCAAGACGTCTTTCATAAGTCTGATCACGAAGATTCAAATCATTTGCAAGAATACCATTCTGAAGAACTATACCATGGGTGTGCTGACGCATATAATCGGCTTCTGCAGCGTTTTTATCAATTTGAGATGCTGCAAGATTCTCGGCGTTCTTAGCCTGCCTTTCAGCGGCACTAGCGGCTCTAGCAGAGTTCATGGTAGAACCAATATCACTCATACCTACAGAAGCAGCTGAAGCTCCAGATATAGAACCGCCTATACCATTAGTTGCAGCAAGAACAGGATTAAGACCAGCTTCACGCATATCATCTACGGCCCATTGATAACGATGTTTATAATTTTCAACGTTCCACTTGTTAGCTTGTTCTGCATTAGCAGAATTGTAATGATTCTGAACTGAAGAACCCAAAAGAGAACCAGCGATGCTGCCTAATGTATTAGAGAGCCATGACATATAACCAGCTCCTTCTAGAAATGATCAACAAGGCCGGGTGTGCCAAACATAGGCATAGGACGAACTGTGGTATACCTGAAGCCTACGTCAAGCAAGAACTCAGGCTCATCTTGAACGGCGATAATGCGCTTAATAGGCGGATTTTCCGTGATGAATTCTTCATTTAGAGTAGGAGCATTACCGAAGAACTGAGATAAGTGCCAGACATCGAGATTACCACCAGTTACAGAGCTGCGGAATTTACCAGTAATCTGCGAAGGCTTGTAACGATATTCGGCATAGCGTTCCTGATAACCGAAAACAGTAACATCAGCTTCAGTACCTTGAGCATAGATCTCACGAAGCTCAACAGCCTGTTCACCAAGATGGGCGAATGTCGGCCAATAGAAGTCATAAACCGTAGAACGAAGCCACATCTTATTGACGCCTTGCTGATAGGTTAGATCGGCACGGGCACATACGAAGCCTATAATATAACCGTGTTCAACGAAAGATTTTGTGAACCCATGAAAGTTAGACGCAGTAACGCCGTAAGCGGAAAGGTTGCCTTGAGGAGAGGTAGTATCGGTTGCGGAAGTCTGAGCTATTGGATTGACCATGACCATTTTGGTGAAGGAGCCTAAAAATTCAGGACGCTGCAGCCTTGCGTCAGGAGAAACAACGCCGAAGAAAGAGCGCAGCACTTCAGTGTACCGACTACCACCGCGAGCAAGACGTTCATAGAACTTCTGCATCTGGAAAGCGGTGCGAAGACCGCTGATAGTAATAGCAGAGACATCAGAAAGATCAGCAAGCAAGCCTGATTTGTTACGATTGGAAGTAACAAAAGCAGTTTGCGAAGAATTCCATTCGGAACCATCTGCATTACGAAATATCGCGCCAACATTACCAGTCATTCCAATATAGCCAACTGCATTACCAGCGCTATTAGGAGAGAGACCAAGACGCTGACCATCACCAATAACGGGAGCATTACCAGTAAGGGATATATTAACGCCAGGGCCTTTCTGCGTCCAAGGCAAAGCAGAAGTAAAGTAATCATGACGCTTACCGCGAGGGGGGCAAGCAAGTCCTTTCACTATAGCAGTGCCTGAAGAGAAAACCCAAGGGGGCTGTTCAGCGGCTTGGACAGAGTCCAGAACTTCGTTGGTATCGCCTTTCTGAATCTTGACGGATTTCTGGAGGTTTTCATCTCGAAACCATTCGTTCCAAATGAGGTATACACCACGAAATGGAAGAGCGCTAATACCAGATAGATTACCAGACGTATTCACGGGCAAGCCGAAATAGTCCCATAGTGAACCTACATAACCGTTATCAGAGTTACCAGTAGCAGTAACAGTAGGGATGACATAATCAGTACTATCACCAGGGTCTTCCTGTTCAAAGCAGAAGTTCTGCCAGTGTTCCCAAACGAGGCGGTTTGGTACAAAAAAGAAAAACCAGTCCAGATAAATATTATCCATGATAGGCTTAATAGGAGTAGCCAAACGAGCGAAATAATTAACAGACAACTTAGTAGTATCGCCAGGCAGCACTTCGTCAACGAATACAGGTATGAGCTTGCCTGAATTGAAAGTTGTCTTATAAACGTGCGAGCGGTCAAATTTAGTCCGCCGCATATACATTGCAGGGGCATCGCTGAAGCGATGACCTCTAACTCTAATATTACGAGCCAATTTATCACCTTCTTTGGAAGTGTTAACCTAAGAATTATCCTAAAGCAAATCATTCTTAGGTTTTAGATTATTTTTGCGTCACCTACGCCAGTTACATCAAGTAAGTAACTGGCTTCGGTGACGCCTATTTTTGTGTTTCTTCATTATTTTGTTCTAAAGTGTTACTTTTTTCTTGTGTACTTCCTGTACTAGCGGACGATTGATGTTCGACAGTAGATTCATTGCTACCATATAAACCTTCTCGTTGGAGATAATCGAGCGTTTCAGGATTGTTCAACTGGCTGATAAAATTCATAGGATCGTGATCGAATTTAGCTCGAACGTAAGCGGGTAAACTGTAGAATTCTTCACGAACTCCAGACACAAGCTCTAACGCTGTGCTGTAGTCACCGGGAAGCGTTGCATCTCCGAACTGAAGATAAGCATACTGCGAACTATCGCCGAGATCCAGAGTGGCTATACCTTTCTGACCATCTGCGTACTTATTGACGATATAGTTAATATCAGTCTCGTCTTTCTCGTCCTGTACGGTTAAAGACGGCATAGTAAATTCAATGCTGCAATGGTCATGCTCTTCTACGGGATCATAAGCTGTCTTAAATTTCATAGTTTCACCTCCTTTCGCAGGCGCCTAGACGCGGCGGGCGTGGCGTACAAAAAAAGGGCGATCTCTATGAGATCGTCCTTTTTCTGATACGCTCTTTATCAGGTTATCATTTAGTAGAATCATTGTCAACAGGCTGCACATATTCTATGGCGCGACCAACCATGACAGGAATGTGGGACTCGTCACTATTCTCAACGTAATAGCGACCGTCACCGTCACCAAGATTGCCGACATAATACAAAGTAAAATCTTCAGGATATTTTTTAA